CTTCTTCCATATATGCTCCGTACTTTCCGGCTTCTTTTTCGTGACCATCAACATCATGTCTATGATATTCATCACCTTTGTTCATTCCGTAATGTCCTTCATCTATGTCGTAATCTTCTTTGATATAGTATTCAGCACCGGTTTCGTTATCTGTTAAGTGAATTCCATCTTCATCTTTAACTACTTCAACTTCGTCTTCATCGCTCATTTTCTTAAATACTGCGATTACTTCTTCATCAGAAGCACCAGTTAAATCAATTTCATCATCACCCATCTCTGCAGGTAAATCCATAACTTCAATATCTGTTTCTTCTTCATCTGAAGCACCTGTTAAAGTGTCTAGATCAAGATCTAATTCCAATTCATCCAAATCAACATCTGCATCTGCATCTGTTTCTTCTTCTGAACTATCTCCAGCTTCTAATGCTGGCACGTCTGCTTCGTCATCGGACCCTTGTATTACATCGACTTCTATTTCTGCTTCTTCATCTTCTTCAGTTAAAGATGACTCAACGATGTTCTCAATTTCTTTCTTCATATGAGCGGAAAGCATTTCTTTCGTATTGGCTTTTAAGGCATCCTCTAAAGACTTTGCTTCTAACAAAGCCTCTTCGATGATTGATTTTCTTTTTGTAGCCATCGTAAATTTTCTTTTTTTATTTACATTGTTATTATAATAAAAATGTGACACGACCAAGTGCCATTTTTTTATAAATATGCAAAAAATGATAAAAGTGTTACTTTACTGTGAAATTAATCAGACAAAAAATTATTTAAATTATCAATTAATAAATCCTTATCTTTATTTTCTTTAGATTCTGACATTTGTTGTTCTCTACTGGGTTCTTGATTATATATCCATGAACCGGGAGTTGATGGTGAAGTTACCACATCCCAACAGATTAATTCAAAGTCATCTTGAACGATATTTTTACCATCTTCTTTCTGTAGTGAACCTACACCTCTAGATGATACACCGATTTTTAAACCTTTTCTTAATAAGTTAGCAACTTGATCTCCTTCACAAGAAATAATTCCTTGATTAATAAATCCGGGAGACATAATGATTTCTAGTTTACCCATCATTACATTTCCTTCCCACCATAAATCTATTACATTGTGAGATATTCTACTTATTGCGACTATAGAAGATTCTGGATGATCTGCCTCACCCATAGCTCTTTTTTCATTAATTATTTTAGTGTAGTTTTCACCTTCTCTCTTAAGAATTTTTTCAGGGTATACTCTACCATTTTTATTTTCTACACCATACTTTTGTAGTACCGCATAAACCACTAATGGTTCTTCTACTATTGTACCACCTTTAGTTAGTTTATTTATTTCATTAATGAAATGTCTATTATCGTTAGGGGATATATATCCTGCATCATACTCAATTAAGATGCCTTTTTTATTAACCTCATTATTTTTTAATATTTCCATAATAGTAATATAGTTTACATATAAATATATCTATACTACAAAAACTATTATTTTTTAGTTTTATAAAAATTAAAATATGGTTGTTTATTAAGACATTCCTTAATTAAATTATTAATAAGTACTGTTGCTCCATTGATAACCTTTGGTTTATGTACTGGTATTATATTTTTTTGGAATAATGTGATTTCGCATGACATAAAACTTCTTTTCTTGTAACTTATACCTGAAGATCTCATATCTAAATCTACAATGTATTTATCATTATAGAAATCTTCTTTATTTAAATTAACGTTCAATGTGCGCTTAATGTCTTTTCTTATTTTATTTATGATTCTATCGTAGTCTATTTCGTTTTCTTCTTTTAATAGTTGTCCCCACGCAGACAAACTAATATATATACTTTTTGGGTTTTTATTATCTACTGTACCTACACTAATTTTATAGTTTGGGTTTATATCTAACTTTACTTCTTTTCCTCTTTTCATTCATAATGTTTTATTTTACTGTTATTTTTAAGTAAAGATACCCATTTATATTGGTTATGTCAAATAATAAAAATAAAACGCATAAAAAAACCCACAATGTGGGTTCTAATTAATTTATTCTGAAACTGAAGTTTTAAGATTATAAATGTTGTTTATATCTGTTGGGAAACTTTCATCATTGTATGACATTCTTAAAAGTTTATCTTTAACTTTTAATAGTTTATCTTTTAAGTCTAAATCAGAATTTTCATCTAATCTTTTATCTATGATGTCAATACATTCATTTTTTAAATCACTATGAATGTTTTTCTTTTCCTCATCATTACCGTTTAAAACTGTCTTAATTATTTCTTTTTCACTTTCAGAAATATCTTCATATTTTAAATTAAATCTATTAACCGCCATTTTAGTTAATACGCTAGGTGGTACATCTACATTCTCAAACTCACTTTTAACTTCTACTTCTTCTTTTAACATATTATTTTTGATGAAGTTAATAGACTTTTGAATTTTTTCTATTGTAGTAGGAGTTGTTTTAGTATTCCTTAAAAAATCTATGTGATTATATATTTCTCTATTTTCTGTAGTAATCTTTCTTTCACCTAAAATAGTGATTAATTTTTTAATACCTTTAGATGGATTATTAAGTTTTAATAGTTTAATGTTTTCTTTTATGTAGTCTTTAGCATCTATTTCATTATTAAATTTTTTATGTGTTAAATTTTTAAAAATTAAATATTCCTGTTTTAGACTTTCATTTTCTTTTAATGTTTGTAAATATTTAGTAAATAATTTCTTACCCTCTGCGTTTTTAGTTAATACAGATTCTGATAAAATATTATTAAAAGTATCTTTAATGTTTCCGAAATTGTTCATAGTGTTTTTCTTTTATTATAAATATTATGATTTACTAAAAAGTTTATTTTTCTTCGTTATCTATGATGTTATCTATTTCTTTAGACATCTGTTCTATTTTAGTATTAAGTGTATCCACTTCGTCATCAATACCATCTACATTATAAACTTTACTATCATTATCTATACTCTCAATTAATCTTTTTAGGTAAGTATTTCTATACTTCTTAGTTTTTTCTAATAATTTTTCTTGTTGTTCTACTAATAGATTATCTACCTTATTAGTTGTAGATTCTACTGCTGCACCTGCTTCTGCTTCTGTGGCTTCACCTCCTGCTGCACTATCTGCTGCACTATCAATTGCGCCGCCTAAGTCTCCACCGCCACCGAAGTCATCCATACCACCAGCATCACCACCAGCATCACCACCAGCATCACCACCAGCATCACCACCAGCATCACCAGCAACAGTACTAAAATCACCATAGAGTGTATCTACTCTATCAAATATTCCTGTCTTCTTAATCACAGTAGATGTTTGTTCCATTTCTGCGCCAGCCGCTTTTTCCATACGTTGTTGCTCTAAATCAGTTCGTATTTCTTCTTCCGACATACCTAAAATATCTTTTTTCGCTCTAGTCATAGAGTATGCACCAAAACCATTTCCTGCATCAGATACTGCATCTTTGTATAATGTTACTTTAAGTTGTTTTTGTTCTATCTTTAACATTTCTGCCTGTGTAGATGGATTATTAAGTGAAAGTGTGAAGTTTTCTAAGTCATCCTCTAAACCTAATACATATAGATGTATTATTGCAATTTTATTTAATTCTTGTATTATAGCTTGTTGTACTCGATTAATTGTACGAGCAAAACGTATGTCTTGTAATGCTAAATTCTTACCTTCTCCCGTTACTTCCTCAAAACCTAAAAATGGTTTAGGTACTCTTAATGCCGTAAATAGTTTCTTTTGTAAAAATTGTATATCTGCAATTTCAGAAAGATTTGTTGCCCCTGGAAGAGTGTCTATTGGGCTAGGTGCGTTAGGATCCCTAACTGGGACGAAATAATCTTGATCCTGAGCCATTTGATTGTAACGTGTGTCTATCTGACCTGTCTGTTGATCAATTACAGGACTTCTTTTAAAGTTATCTGCAATTTTGTTAACATATGCCGGTACATCCTTCTCATCAATATTACCAACGAAGATTTTAAATATTCTTCTCTCAGGTGCTCTAGTAACTCTATATATTAACATTGCATCTTCAGAAAGAAGTAATTGTTTCCATATTCTTCTTGCTTTTTCTAAAATAGATGTTCCGTAAGGTAATCTTCTATCATCACCTAACAATCTAAAATGTGCAACTTGCCAAGCATTAAATTCCATGTCTTTTTGTCCCCATACGAATTTAACTGGATTAAATTTATCATTTTCCTTAGTCGATGCATTTTCACCAAAACCGTCATTCTCTTTTCTACTTACTTCGATGTTAGGTAATTGTTTTACACCTTGTATACCCTCATCACTATCTATAGTAAGATATAAAAAATTATCGCCATATTTACAGGTATTTCTAACCCACATTGGTAAATTAGTGTGGATATCTAACCTATTGAAAAATAAGTCTTGTAATATTCTTCTTACTCTTTTACTTTCCGAAAATATATTTAATATTCTACCTTCATCATTAGGTGTAGTAGATTCCTCCATAAAAATATCTAGTGCTGCAGCAATTTCAGGAAAGAATTCCATCCCTTCAAAATCTGCGTATGATGCTAATCTTGTTGTTTCATAATATATTGAGTGTTGGTATATTTCATTATCTACCTTTTTCCACTGATTTGACAAATATGCGTCTTGTTGTCTTTGTAATAACTCATAGTCATATTCTTCTTTTGATTGTGTTTTTAATAACTCTTTATCATTTAAAGAATATCTAGATTTGTTACTTCTTTGTGCTCTTTCTGGTCCGAATAAGTCAGAAAGTTGCTGGAATACTGTTTTTCTTGCCATTTTAATTAATATCTTTTTACTATTATAATAAATATCTAGTAAAAACTAAATATTACTTTATACCAAATAACCAATTATATTCTCCACTGTCATCTTTTTTATTATTTGGGTTTGGATGGTAGGTGGGTGTGTTACTATAAAATGGATTTGTATGTATTTGTTTAGGGGTGATTTTATTACTACTATTACTAACCGTAGTCCAACTATCTAACATTGCTCTAGTTTGGTTTTCTGCTTGTTTTAATTTTTTAAATGTGGTTTGTACAACAAAAAGTGGCATTGCTAATGCCATAATAATATCATCATGATATCCATCCATATGATCGGGTCTACCATTTCTATAAACAAAAGTTTTTAATTCGGAAATTAATCTTACCGATCTAATAAGTGTTTTATTTTCCCTTATATGTTCTTCTAAATCACTAACCATCTGTAACCTACTACTTCCCACATTAAAACCGGGTACTTTATCTCCTTGTTTATATAATGTTTTGGTGTATTTTTCACTTAATTTTCTACTTTTAGGGTTATCATAATGTAAATGTTCATACCCCATCTCTAATAATTTCATCACAGTAGAAACCCCCATACCACCTGTAATATCTACAACAGTATATGCATTATATAAATTACCATACTTATAAACTATTTCTGCCAATAGATCTGGAGGTAATTTATACTTAAATTCTGCAACTTGTTCTAAGTTTTCAAAATCTAATATTACAATAGTAGAGCTATCTTTCCCATCTCCTCTAGAAACATCTACACCCATAATATATTTATGCCCTTCTTCAGGTTCTTTCCATATCCACATAGATTTCTCCATCTCTGCCTTATACTTAGGTTCTTGTACGTTATTTTGTTCTTGAAATTCTATGTATTCATCATCAATAACATTACCACCAGAAGATACAAACGACACATCTAATTCTTGAGCAATTTGTTTTTTATCCCCATTCATATCTCTACACATTTCTTCATACCATGGAGAAGAACCTTTCCAACCATCATTAACCATTATATTATAGTCTTCAATATCAATACTATTAGTTTCGTAGGTTTTACCACTATATTCCCACCTTAAAGTTTCTCTACCCACAGTCTCACATTCGATTACTTCGTCTTCACCTCTTAACCATTTTAAACCTCTATTGTACCTAATATCTTCATGCCACCTCATTTCAATAATGTTGAAATTATTATCACCTTGTTTTGCACCATCATAAGTTTTATAATATAATGCATCTTGACCATTAGGTGTTGAAATAAGTGTTACCTTACCACCCGTACCTAAAGATGTTAATGCGGCACCGAATACTTCTGCACCATTATCGATAAACGCTGCTTCATCCATAATTAAAAATGTTGGTGTATAACCCCTAAGTGCATCTTTTGATGTTGCTAACGCTTTTACTTCACATTGGGTGTCTTTAGTTTTGATATGTCCTTTGGCTTCAATAGATAAATAAGAATCATCCTCATCAATACCCCATACCCATGATGGTATCTGATCTAAGAAATCTTTTATTTTTTTTAAAAACTCTTGTGCTAATGTTTGTTTATTGGCTAACACTAGTACTTTCCATGGGTTATTAGGATCACCAAACGCAATCTTTGCTGCGATATATGCTGCAGTAGTTGTAGATACACCTGCCTGTCTTGGTTTAGTTACAATATTACGATTATGTTTTTCATATGATTTAATTATTTCTTTCTGTTTATGAAATAATTTAAAAGGAACAAATCCCTTTTGTGTTAAATCATATGTTTTAAGAAACGTTTCTATTGCGTATATAGGATCACCTAAACACTTCGCATATACCTTTAATTGTTGTCCTCTATCCATAAGATAAGTTTACTAATAAATATCAAAATGTAAATAAATAGTTAAAATGCAACTAAATTACCGTTTTTCCACGCTTCGTAATTGGGACCTAATTCGTAAGTGATTGTTCTACCATCCCTAACTTTTTTAATAATACCCGCATGTATTGCCGCCCTAAAAAATGCTGAGTATTGTCCTGATGATCTACCTCTAGAATTTATATATCTTAAAAATCCTTCTTTAGTTTTCTTAGGTTTTTCTTGAATGTAATTTATTAGTGACTGTATCATACCATCCTTTTTCTCAAAAGTTAGTCCCGCAGTTTTAGGGAATAGCACTAGTCCTTGTCTTTCTGCAAAATTTCTAATTTTATTTATAACATCTCTATCCAAAACAATACCTCCACCTCTTATTTTTTTATATAAAAGTGATGCTAATTGTATTGCTTTTTTAGGTGAGTTATGTTCAAAAAAATACTCTAATGCTGAATCTACAGTATTTAATATTCTTTCTACAGTTTCATTTCCTGCAACTGAATCATCAAATAGATAAAGTACTTGCTTCAGTTCTATTGCCATCTGTGGGGATGGGATATTGGATTCAAATACTTCATCACTAAGTTTTTCTGCAATCGCATTCATATACCTTCTATAAGGTCTAGGATTAAAACCTAAGTAACCCGAATTTCTTACTCTATCTAACATTTTATAACCTAATAATTGATATAACATCTCATCTTCTATAACTTCATCTACAGTAAACCCATATACATTTACTATTAAATCCCAAACATATTCAAAATCATCACCTTCAATTTCTTTATAGACTTTATTCATAAAGTTAGTGCGGTTAGTATTTTCTAACACTAATTTACGATATTGTTCCTCTGTTAATTTAATTTTAATTTTATTGGTGTTTTTTCTATGCTCATTTACTGAATTATTAGGAGTAAAATATTCGTCTTTAATATTTGTAATATATGTCTGTTGATCGTCACCAACGTTTATTAGTACTTGGTCGTCAGAAAGATAATTATCTTTAACTTTAACCCAATATTTTGTATTATCATCTTTAATACCCAAATCATTAATAAAGTTATCAATATATTCCTCATTATACTCAGGATACTTTTCAGTCATTGCATCCATTAAAGCGGTTTTTAATCCCTTTTTTGTTATAACGGTTGTTGGGTCACCAACCGTTGGTTCTGGTTTGGATGTTGTTGCTTCATATTTTTTTACATATTGGTCTAACACATCTTTAGGATTTCTTGATAGAGATTCATCGTTTCGTTTTACCGCTTCATCATTTCTAGATTTAATATTACCTAACATAACCTCTATTGGTGAGTGTATTAAAAGTTTGTGTTTTATGTTAGGTACGTATTTTTCAATATCATTAGTAACATCATCAAATATAACTTTTTTCCAAGGACCCTTTTTAAATTCTTGCGCCATATACCACGCACTTGAGTTAGTACCATCAATATACTCGTGTTCATAAGGATTTTCTGGTACATCTTCACCAGCTTTACGATAGATTCCTGATGTAATACCAGCATCTACTTTTTTTGCCCAATCTCTAATGTTGGGATGGTCATATTTTAATCTTCTTTCTTCACCTTCATCCTCTTTAAAGTCGTCACTATCTATTACAACCCATTGATTAGGGTCAGTTGCTTCATAGAAAGGAACTGCGTTTAATTGTTTAGCGGTATATGATTTACCCGCAGATGAAGTACCGTCAAAAAGTATCGCGGTTTTATCTTGGGTATTTTCTAACACTAATTTACGATATTGTTCCTCTGTTAATTTAATCTTCATAATATTACGCACTCATTTCTAAATAATTATATAAACTCTCTTCAAACCACTCTTTCGCCTTTGTAGTGTCGGGATAATAGTAATCTAAATTAGGTAAGTCTAATAAATCACTTTCCTGATCTAACATTTCTACAACCGCATCTACAAAGTATGATTCTTGTTCCTCAACAAATGCGGCTTCAACATCAATATAATGTTCAATTACTCTATCTATTAATTCAGTAGGTATTGGTACTTTTAAATCATACCTGTTACTATTCTCACTTTTAGTATTTTCTACCCACTTTGGTTTACTACCAAATAACTCAGTAATTTCTTCTAATCCTCGATTTCTTATATCTGAATCTATCACATCATTCATTGTCCTTTCGTAGGCACTTCTAATATCTCTTTCTAAGTCAATCAGTTCACTATAATCTAATAAAAAATTTAAAACATCTTCTCCATCTACTTCATTATTTGCTATCTGTGTCCTTAATGAATTTATAAAGGTTGGTGTAATATCTAAGAAATCACCATCATCACCTAAAACCTCTTCAGGCATACCCATTTCATATAACTCTTCTAATCCCTGTCCACCAATCATAATTTTGTCTGTATATGCAGGAATGGATTCTATTACACTATCCATTGCCTTTCCTGTCATATCTGAGACTATCTCATCCATTGGGGTATCGTAATAAGAAAAGAATTCACTATGGTCTTCACTAAATATCTCTTCTGCCAAATCTCTATTCTTAAATAACTCTGTTAAATCATCCCACCCATCAACAGACAATACCATATTAGGGTATAATCCTTCGGTGTCGTTAAATGACATAGTATCATAGTAATTAGTTTTAATTACTTTTTCATCTTTATAAGATGCACCACTAACGAACTTCTTATTAAACCAATCTAACTTTTTTAATATATGATATATGTTCACACTATCTTTCCATCCCCTTAATTCATCTAACTGAAACTCACTAAATATGTTACCAGCATTTTCTTCCTTATTCCATTTAGAATTAGGATCTAGTGTCCATTTTATGAAAAAATATAAAACCACACCATAATCTAACCCGACCATTTGCGAAAATTTATGTAATACCTGTGCGAGATTATCAAACTTAAAACCTGTTTTATGTGGGCTATTATCTTCATCTCTCCATATATTAAAAAACTCCCTATTAAAAAAACGAAACAACATGTTTTCTATTTTAGGGTTGTCCTCAATACTTTCGTTAATTATATGTTGGAAGTTTAAATTCATAGTTTTTTAATTCTCACTTTTAAATCTCCATCTCCTTTTATTACTCTATGATATACCTCTTTAGGTATGAAGGTTCTTTCAGTTAAAGGTTTAGGTAATTCATTATCTAATTGAATCATCCAATTAGTATTACCTATAGATTCTACAATTCTATCTTCTTTATCTCTATGCCATACTAATTCATTATTATCAGTTTCATTAGAGAATGTTCTAATGTGATATCCATTTTCTATTCTTTCTTCAAACGGCATAAAAGACTCTGTTTGTCTTTTTGTTTTTTCCTTTGACTTTTCTTTTTTATTTGTTATATAATCTAATCCCCTCCTCAATCTTTTTTTTGTCTCTTCGTTTTTTGCGTTATTATATGCAGCCCTAACTCTTTGATGTATTAAATTTATAATCTGTGATTGTCTTTTATGAGATTTACTTTTAAAAGAAGATTTATTTAACGTATCAACTATATCTTCTTTTGTTCTAAATTTAACAGATACAGTATCTTTTGGGTTTTCATCGGTGTACAATCTTCTTCCACTACCTTTTGGTTTTTTACCTGTCCCTTTTTTTGGATCTCCCTCAGTAATTTTATAAAACATAATTTATGCTATTTGTTTTTCATATGATTCACTAGCAGAAGTAATAGGCCCACCAACAACCCAAGTATTACACCATTTTTTACCTGCACACATAAAATGATGCATCCAACAATAGCCAATTTCACCTGTTTGATTATCCATACAATCCTTCATTCTTTTAGAAATATCGTAAGCAACGCAGTTAGCACAACTTTGTCCTTTTTCTTTTGCCTCTTCAGTAGGTAAACCATATTGGTTATTTTCTGCAATCTTCTCTTTGTTTTTTTCATTTAAATTACTATCGATTGTTGCTTTGGGACAATCCATTTCTGATTCACCTAATATTCTTCGGTTAGCTCTTTCTATATATAATCTTTTATTTTTATATAATCTTCCCATAACTTTTATTTTTTACGACCTTGACAATGTGCTCTTTGGGAAAAACCTTTTGGGTTATTACAATCTATAGAATCTTTATATTTTTTACTCCATTTTTCTTCTATAACACTATGTGGGTTATCTTCTTTTTTATTCATAAAAAAATCAAAGACACTATCAATATTTGTTTTAGATTCACTTATCTTATCGTCTGCCCAGTCGTGTCCATCTGCCAATGTTGAATCTACCCAATGAGGATTTAAATTTTCCAACATCATATCAATTTGTCTTCTCATTTGTTTAAGATTACTAAAGAACATATAATTTTCAGTTTTCCTATCTTCCTTAATAGTTTTCTTAACTATTCTCAATAAATCTTTTTCTGTTAATTTTATCTTTTTCATATCTTTTTTTTTACCACCATGTTCCACCACCAGATAAACCTAATTTCTTAGCGTATCTTGGTAATCTACAAGACCAATATCCTGCCTTACATTTATCATTATGTCTACCCTTAGAACAACCGTGTCTAGCGTTGTAAGATTTCTTAGCTTCTTTATTACTTAACTTAGCCTTTAATCCACCAGAACCAAATCTAATTTGTTTTACTCCAGACGGGTTGGATTTGGTTTTATTAACACATCCACTTACATATACTCTATATGCTTTACCACCAGAAGAACTTCTCTGTGGAGAACTAGTCTTTACTGTCTTACCTCTAAATTTCGCTTCAGTTAAAATTTCATTATCTTCCATAGGGATATCTAACCAAACCTCCTTACCTTCAAAAATTGCTTTCCTACCAATATCTGTTTTAAGTAATTCTTCATCCTTATAAGATAAATTAACTTTATTACTACTATGTAATTTCCTTACTTCATTAATTAAATTAAAAAAAGATTCACTACCGTATCTATAAATGTTTTCTGATAAAGGTATTTGATTATCTAAATGATATCTTAAACCCTCACTAACAATAGTTCTGTTTTCAGTAATCATCATTCTGTTGATGTTTACTGATTCATTCTTTTTAGATTTTCTCTTAGAAGATTTTCTTTTAGAAGTTTTTCTTTTTTTTGGTTTGTAATTTTTTACTTTGATTGGGCTAGGAGATTGTCCTTTACCTGATTTACCATCATTTTTTTCTTTTCTTCTTTTACGTCTACATGCTGAGTCTTTAGCATCTTGTGACATATTTGATGCAACACTTTTTGCTCTACATACAGGATAACCTCCTTTATCTGAATCACTTCTTCCACATGCAGGGTGTCCACCACCTTTCTTTTTTCTACATATGTTTACCCATGGTCCTTGTGGTTGTTTACCTTTTTTTTTCTTTTTTTTTGTGCCGAACCATACGGCTAAATCTTCATCTAACCTTTCTACAACTTCTACCTCACCTATTTCGTAAGATTCATTTTTTTTTCCTCTACAGTAACTTCCACTACATTTTTTAGTACCATCTAAACCTTTTATTTTACCTTTACATACTTGAACTGCATATCCATTAGCATAAGCCGATGGATAAACATCAAACTTTGCCTTAGCAGCGCTCTTACCTCTAGCACATAATGTATTTTTCTTTTTCTTAGATTTACGTTTACTTGATTTACGTTTTTTTCTCCTTTTCTTTCTACCCTCGTCTATATGTTCTTCTTCTGAAAATAAACCGGTAGATTTACCATCAAAACGCATTTCATTTAAAACTCTTTTCAGTTGTGATTCTGTTAATTTAATTTTCATCGCAATGTTTTATTAATAAATATTAAGAAAGAGCAAAAAAAATCCCACCTAAGTGGGATATATTATTTTTTTATAATTTTATAAATACTTAGACAACATACCTACGGTATCAAAATCGCCCGCATCTAATGCATCATCTATAAGGTCTTGTATTTCTCTAGGTGACATTTCTGAATAATCAACTTCAACATCTACTTCCTCAGTTGGTTCATCTTGTGGTGGTGCAACTCCAGCATCAACCATTAAGTCATCTAAACCATCTTCAAAGTTATCTTCATCACCCATAATTAAATCATCTAATTCTTCATCTTCGTCTGCTAAGTGTAATTCTTTTAAGTGTGCAATTACTTCTTTACATTTTGCACTATTAGACAATATCTCTTTCATAAAGGTATGAAATTGTTGTGCCGGTAACTTAGTAAGTTCATGAAAGAACCATTGTTTTAATTTATAATCATCATCATCTATACAGGCAACAAATTTTTCCCACATACCTGGACCTAATCTCATTCCCCACATTTCATTTTGTGGGGTATCTGCTCTAGCGATAACATGTTTTTGTTCTTCAAAATCTAAATGACCTTGACCCCAATTGGATCCCGCCAATTCCATAGTACCTTTAATAAGTTCGTGTACTAATAGTGGGAATATCCACGCTTTAGCTTCTATTCTTGGTTCTAATTCTTTTTCCTTGTTTTCTTCCTCATCACCCTCTTCTTCTCCTTCTTTCTCATCATCATCAGAATCTACTTCTACCCATTTAATTTTTTCTGTTCCACCAATTTGTCCCCCCATTGCTTGATCAGGTATTACCCAGTATTGAAAATCTGCTAAAGACATTAGTTTACCATATAAACCCATTAATCTAGGATCGATACTATCTAACTCATCTGCAACCATATGGAATATATAGTGTCCTTTTTTGGCAGCACCTTGCATCAATGCATTGATAACGTTTCTTTTATCAACCTCAATTTCTAACTCCTCCATTCTTTCTGCACTTTTTGATTGAAAGTCTACTTCTTGATCTTCTTCTTCTTCTTCTTCATCCTGATCTAAATCTAAAGGTGAACCTGGAGGTAGTAATTCTGCATCTAACATATCATCGGGAATATCAAATTCCTCACTTACTATGTCTACCGCTAATTGTTGTAGCGCCTCTTTATGTTGTGACTCTATTTGTGAGACTTGTTGCATAATATGCATCATTTCCATCATCATCTGTGGGTTAATATTTTCTATTCCGTGATACCTTTTAACTTTATTAATAATCTCTTTGAATCGAGAGCTAGCTAATTTTTCGGAGTAGTTTTGGTTAGTTCCAGTTGCTGGTAGACCCTTATTTTTACCAAATGGGTGTTCCCCACTCCTTAATCTACCCTCTAAGTCAGGATTCATCCTTTCTGGGTGGTTAGGATCATACTCAATAGCCTCATTAAGTTTTTCCATTCTTCTTAACTCATTTTTTAATAAAATGTGTTCACTGATTACTTTCTTAGTAATACTATTTAAATTTATTTTTATTTTCTTTTTCATTACTTTTAATTTTAAATACTTAATAGAGATGCCCAATGATCCCAAGCTTCTTTTGCCATTTTTTCAAACACCCTTTGTACGTTATGGGTTTCGTGATTATTATCCGTCGCACTAATTCTTCCTAACGCTGCCCGTATTAATACGTCTCTAACTTCTCTTTTATTATCTAATAAATATTTTATAATTTTTATTTCTTCTTCTAACGAATCTAATTCTGATTCATATATACCCCTATCTTCACCTTCATTTTCTATATCGTACTCTAA